TCACCTGTTTCCCATATAAATTTTAATCTTATATTACCACTATAATCATATAACTCCCACTCATCACTAGCAGTTGCTTGTTGATGATGAAAGTTGCCATATTGGTCTGTTGTATAGCCTGCAGCACTAGATGTTTTGGTACTTGAAAAGGTTTGCTGTGCACTAAAGGTGTTGGCTGCAGTTGTACTAGCATACCCTGTATCGTTAGATAGGTCGCTTGTTTTGGTAGGCACGTTGCTCATTAGGGCTAATTGAGAAGAGACTAACTGATTAGCGTTCTCGTCATACGCCACATAATATGGGTTGCAATTAGTTAGGTCTAACACGTTAGCCACACTTATCTTCGCTTTAGTTATCTCTGTATAGGTGTCAGGCTCTTCCTCCACCCATTGATAGAATGTGATGGCACCATTCTCGTTAGTGACTGGACCTGGTACTGGACCAGTTGCACGTAAGCCTATCCCTCCACCCTTCTCTATATAAGAAGCCTCTGAGTAGACAGTACCGTTTATCCTCTGTGTAGTACTAAAGTTATTATTAGCGTTAGTGACGGCAAAATTACTGTCGTTTTGTAGGTCACTCGTCTTAGTAGGTATGTCTGATGAAGACGCTAAACCTAGTTGTGCCCCAGTTTTATTACCATCTAGAGTAATACTATTGATTTGTGGTTTGTTTGTTAAAGAAGAGTAGTCACTTGTGCCTCCACCACCACCTGCATTTGCTGCAATAGACTGTTTAACTCTAAGTGGTGTCATTATAGTATTATTATCTGTTCCGTTCTCTGCCTGAGATTTTGATGATATTTCCATATGATACCTCCTTTGTTGGTGATTACCTTTTCCTTTGTTGATTTTATTATAACATTTTTGAGAGAGAGATAGAAGATAGAAATGCTAATAATACCACACACTCTTCGCACGCACGGTAACCAGAACCCTTTCAAATGGCACCCTCACCTTATATACGCACGCACGAAACACGCACACGCACGCACACGCACGCACGTATGTGCATTTCAAGACCTCATTTTTGTCATTGTGTGTCATTGTGGTTGGGCGTCATCTACGACGACATTTTGTGTGTGTTTTTTATACTGTTTTTTTTGGTTGTTGTAAACCTTGGTTGTCTCATAACCTGGCATTTTGGACTAGGGGCTTGGGGGGGAAAAATTAAAAATTTACACTCATTAAATCAATATATGTAATTATTTACATATTTATTGTAAAAAATTAATTTTTTCGGCAATATACAATTTTTAAATATGCTGGTACTATAAAAACCATATATAAAAAATATACATAAAAACTAAAAAATATATATAAAAATAAAATTTTTTTAAAAAAGTTATATATAACTTGTTATATATAAAAGTTGTAAAAAACCATAAAAATGAAAAAATTTTAAAAAAGTTGTTGACAACCATATTATAAAGTGGTAGAATTAAACACGTCAACGGGACAAAAGGCGTTGGAAATACCACCACGCTGACGGTGTAGTGCTGTCAATAGTCCAGGTATGGTTGATATGTTCTTTGAAAAATATATTTTACTAGTTAGCGTTGAGCGTGTCATAATATGGTGGCGTTGTTGCGGTAATATAATTGGTGCGGTGCTATACTGGTTGACCCAGTGCACTAATCAATATAATATTATGTAAGGGAACGTTTGACTGTTGCGTGTTAACTATTCGGTGGTTGTATGGAGTATCAAGGCAACTTGAGAAACTTGACTTTGTTAGACGTAAGACACTTAACTATTAAAATATCATAACTTGCTATTAATGAGACAATAGAAACGGAGACGTCAAAAACGTATTGGCACGCACGCTCTAGTAATATTGGCGTGTAGGGAATGAGACCACGACGGCGTGGTGTAAGGTAGGACGTTAGCAAGGTAAAAGACAATACATCATTTTTAAATGGTGTATTTAAGAGACTAGACAAGCAAAAACAAAAATAAAAAATTAATTAGATAAGGGAGTTGATATTATGATAATAGGAAATGAAGATTTTAAAATGAAAAAATATATTAATAAAAATGAAAATGAGTTATTATTTAACTATAATTTATATAAGACAATTTATGAATGTTATGGGAGACCAAGCAGCACAAAAGTTGACATTTACAACTATTGGAAAAACTTGTTACTAGATAATTGTGACGACGTTCTATATTATGGAGTTGATAGTTACAATGGTTGGATGTTTACATTACACGCTATTGTAAAAATTAATGATAGATTATGTTATGTATACATCACAAAAACTAGAAACGAAATACAATATATAAAAGAAGACTAAAATTTTAGTCTAGTCTTTTAAATACACTATTTAATAGTGTAAGTTATTTATTTAAAATTAAGGACGCCGGTACTAGAGACCGGGAACGTCCAAAAGATAGGGAGTGATTTAAAATGAATAACGAAACAAAAACTTGTTATTACTGTGGTAATGACGTTGAATTAGAAAATGGAGTACAATGGGGGAGTTACTTCTATTGTGACGAATGTTTTAAGGACTTGAAATGTAAGGTTGATAGTTACCACCATCCAAGTCTAGAAACTAAGTTTAGAAAAACTGACGAAGACGGAGAGGGAACTATTTTATACTTAGGACCGGAACTTGAAACAACTAAAGATGCGAATGGTTATTTTTACCAAAGTGACCATCAAGACGATATTTTACATATTAGAAAAAATTACAAAAATATTGGACGTTCAATTAATTTTGAGCAAGATGCAAGTATAGGAAATGGAAAAGAGTTTGTATTCTTCCCAATGACTATAAACTACATTTACAAAAACGAAGACGAATTTAAGGAAATGTTTAAGTACTTAATATCTAAAGGAAACTACTCACACGATAAAGGTAAATGTGGACTACACGTACACGTAAGTAGAAACTTTTTAGGAGACAACGAAGACGAAATACAAAAGACAATAGAGAAAATAATGCTTTTTGTAGAAACTTATAGAACTAAAGTTGAGAAATTTGCTAGAAGAAAACATAATCAATTTTCAAGTTACAATACTTATACAATACCATACCATAAACAATATAGACCAAGTGACGATTTTACTGACGAATATTTTAAGAGTGGTAAATTATTAAAAGAGTTAAATGAAGAGGTTGATAGAATAGGACATTCAAGTGTAGTAAATACACGTACAAGTACTGGACAAACAATAGAGTTTAGAATGTTTAGAGGTACATTAAAATTTGAGACATTTATGGCAACAATGGAGTTTGTGTATAATCTAGTAAATGTGTGTAAAAATAATCAAGTCTCAAAAATAAGTTGGAACAAAGTAATCAATTATAGTGGTAAATATATCAAAGACTACAACGATAGTTTAGACTTAATTGACGACGGACTATATTTAAGAGACTATACAAGTCAATTAGAAGATATAATAACTAAAAGAAACGAAACTACAAAGGAAACACTAGACAAGTATAAAAATGATTTAAATGATATTGCTAATAGTTTAATGGGACTTGTTAATGAACCAATAGACTTTACTCAAAGTGATATGCAAGTAATTAAAGATACAATATCTTTTAGAAACAGCGTTTACGATACATTAAGAAACGTATTAATAACTGACGAAACAAACACAACATCACTATATCAAAGACTAAAGAAAATGGGAACTGATTATAGTGACACTTGTAGAAACGGACTAAAAACAATTAAAAGTGCTCTAAATAATAGTGTGTTATATAACTTAACTGAAACAACTAAAGGACATATTGAAGAGACTAAAGCACTAATTGATACAAAATTAGAAGAAACAACTAGCACTCAAGGAGAGTGCTAGTTTTAAATTAAGATAGGAGAGTGATTTAAAATGTGTATTATAGTAGCAAAAGAAAAAGGTGTAACACTACCAAGTAAAAATACATTGAAAACGTGTTTTGAACATAATAGTGACGGGAGTGGACTAATGTATGTTAAAGATAATAAAGTTATTATTGAAAAAGGTTTTATGACATTCGGAGACTTCTGGCACAAAATTAAAGAATTAAAACGTGAATTTAATAGTGACTTAACTGATAAAGCAATAGTTATGCACTTTAGAATAGGCACACACGGAGAGAATGATAAAGCAACAACTCATCCGTTCGCAATAAGTGACAATAGCGACGATTTAAGAGCAACATATTTTGAAACTGATATTGCTATGGCACACAACGGAATTATTTCAAGTTATAACTATGACAAGGTGTTAAGTGATACACAAAGTTTTGTAAAAGATTATGTAAGTATATTTAAAGAACTTAACAAAGAATTTTACAAAAATGAGCGTGTTATGGAATTAATTGCTGATAAAGCAAATATTAATAGTAATAAATTATGCTTTTTAGATAAGGACGAAAACATTTATTGGTATGGAAATAAAGTTGTAGACAATGGTGTAGTATATAGTAATACAACTTATAAGGAACCAAAGTACTATCAACCTAAATATTCATATTCAAGTTATATGTGGGAGTATGATAATTATTATTATGGTTATAGTAATTATTATAAAACTCCGACTAAAAAGGTTGAACCATTAAAAGAAATTGCAAAAGATACAATTAAATATCAAGTGTTAAGTACTGGAGACTATTATATGACATTGACTGATAGTGATTTTGTAGATAAGGACCAAACTTATTATATAGATAATAAAAAGAACTTATATGAAAAAATTGACGGAAAACTATCATTAATAGGTACACAAACTACAGTATATGACAGTAATTGGCACGAAAAAACAATAATTTTTGATTAAGATAGGAGAGTGATTAATAATGGCAAAAATTAATGGAATTGAATTAAAAAACGTAAAGAATTTTAGAGGACACGAAGGAGAAGACTTAATACAAGGGGATGTGTATTATAAAGGTAAAAAGGTTGGGTACTATTCTCAAGACGCTTGGGGTGGTATGGACATCTTTGATTTAGACTATAATTTAGATACAAAGACTAGAATGGAAATAACTGATATAACTAGAAACTATATAGGGGGTAAACTATTTAAAAAGATAGACGACTTATACAATGAAAAATATAAAGTTAATTTTCATTATGAACAAAAAGGTTATGAGTATTTATTTATGGACTTATTACAATTATTAGAACACGAAAAATGGTACAAAAAATTCTCTAAAAAATGGAACCAAAATACAATTTATATTGTATATAAAGATTTATTTACTACAACAATATGTGGTGGAGAACTCAAAGGTGCTTTTAAAGATATGACTAATTTTAAATATACAAGTCTAAAAGATTTTATAATTGAATAGAAAAGGAGAGTGATTTTTATGAATAAAGAATTAATTAAAAGTATTATCTATGGTGGTGCTATAGGTGATGCACTTGGTATGTCAGTTGAGTGTGTGGCAAGAGAAGTTGTAAGACAAATGAATTTTGCTGAAATTGAAAATAAAATAAACTGGTTTACTGACGATACATCAATGACACTTGCATCAATGGATGCACTAATTAAAAGTGATTTTAAATTGGAAACATTTATGGACAATTTTATAGAATGGTTATATAATGGCGAATACACAACATTAGGTTATCCGTATGGTTATGGTAAAGGCACTAAAAATGCAATAGAAAAATATTATTATACTGGAGATATTAAAACGTGTGGTGGAACTGGTTTTAATAATAATGGAAATGGTGCGTTAATGAGAATAACTCCAGTTTGTTTAGCGTTATTAGGAACAAAAGAAAACTGGGACGAAATTGTAACAACATTAAATGACATAACTGGACTAACACACAACCATAATATTAGTAAAATGGCAAATGTTATGTATTTTGTATTTTTAAAGTACTTAATAGAAACTAAAAATAAATTTACTGCTTATAAATATATGAGAAACTTTAATTATGAAAAGTATTTTGATAATGAAACAATTAATCATTTTAAAGATATGTTTAAAGAAAATTATAATATTGAACCTAAAGATAAAAGAAACTTCGGTGTTATAGAAACATTAAAAAGTGCTATTTATTGTATTATGAACAATGATAATTTTAAAGATAGTATTATATGTGCTATAAAACTTGGTTACGATACTGATACAATAGCGTCAATAACTGGAAACCTTGCTGGTGTTTTGTATGACTATGAAAAAATACCTGGTAATTGGTTGGAAAAACTACAAGGTAAAAAACTTATAAACAAATTTATAATAGAATTTAGTAATAAATATGGAAAGGAGAGTGATTAATGTGTTTTTAAGTACTAAAGATTTAGTCTTATTAGACGAAGTTGCGTTCTATCTAGGAGAACTTGAAGGAGAAAAAGCACAAGAATTAAATAAAGATTTAAGTGCTTTAATTGAAAAAATGGAAATTAGAAGAGTGGCAAGAAACGTTGTGAACACACAAAGAATTATGGAAAAGCGTAAAATTAATAAAAATTATGCTAGACCAAAAAGAGAATACGTAAAAGAAAATTAGAAAGGAAAGTGATAAGTATGTATGAATGTCAAAATTGTGGTAAGTCTTTTGATGAACCAGTAATTATTGATAATGAAATAAGATGTCCTCATTGTTATAGTGGGGACGTAATAGGTGGAGAGGAGAGTGAAGAATAATGGAACTAGATTTAGAACTTTATGAAAAAATATGTGGTATAACTGGTACTGACTATGAACTTGCAAAAGGTAATGGAAATTATGTATTGGCATATCACGACGTTGATGTAATGTTAAAAGATTTAGTTTGTGCTTATGGAGTACTAGAAGAACAACTAGAAGATTTAAAACAAGATATTCAAGACAACTATAAACCAATATCACATTGGGAAGAATATGGAATTAGTGAAGAAGATTTTCACTAATTTTTAATTAAGAAAGGAGTTTTTATATGAAGAAAAAAGAGTGCACCTACGTAGTATATGAAAAAATAAATTTTGAAAGACTAGGTAAGTTAATTGAAGACGAACAATATCTAATTGAAAATGATAGTATTAATGATTTAATCACACAATTATTAGTTAAATTTGATATTAATATTTCAAGACGTGCTGTATTTAAGTCTATTAAATACAATAAACCTATTTTTGATAAATTCTTCATATACAAAATTAAGAAGTAGAGTGCACGAATTAAAAACTATGGGTTATAATATAGAAAAAGAAAGGAGAAAAGGAAATGAAAAACAACCTAATTAAAATTCAAGAAATGCTAATGAACCAAATGAAAAGACTTGATGATGATACCTTAATGGAAACAAATTGTAAAGACGAAGTCGCTAGAGGTAATGCACTTAGTCAAAGTGCAAACACTTTTTTAAAGAGTGTTAATGTTGGTATAAGAGTTATTGAAATGAGCGAAAAACTAGAAGTTAAACAAGAAGTATTAAAGGCTGAACTAGGTATCAATGAGGAATAAATACTCAAAAGAGTTTGAAAAAGATATGTTTACACTAGTAACTAAAAGTAATCTAGAAGATTTACTTGAAGTTGCTAGATGTAAATACAACTATTCAATAACAAAAGACCAACTACGACAATACCTATATAAAAGACAAATAAAATATAAAGACTATAATTATGATAGAGTGAGAAAAATGGGACTAGATAAACCATTGTTTAGTGAAAGAGTGAAATCTGATGGAATGACACAAATTAAAATATCACCAAACAAATGGGAATATAAACAAAGATATATTTACTCACAATATCATAATGTAGAGTTAACTGATGAAGATTACATAATATTTTTAGACCAAGATAGAACTAATTTTGATATTAATAATTTAAAAAGAATAACACGAAGGGAAAGTGCTATAATGGCAAATGAAGGTATATTTAGCAAAAACAAAGATGTAACTGAAACTGGAGTTTTAGTTGCAAAGTTAATAATAAAAACTAAAGAAAAGGAGAAATTATGTTAAAAAATGTAGAGTTAAGAGACTACCAAAAGAAAATACTTGACGATTTAAAATACGTACCAGCAATAGGACTTTTTATGAAAACTGGTAGTGGTAAAACACTTACAAGTCTTGAAAGAGTTATGCAGAATGGTACAAAAAATTTGTTGGTAATCTGCCCACAAAAAATAATAACTCAATGGTGGGATGTAATAGAAAAACATACCGATTTTGAACCACTAAAATATAAACTTACTATGACAGCAAAAAATAAAAATGATTTATTTTATAATTATGCTAGTAAAAATTTAAAAGAAAGCAAATGTATTGTAGTAAATTTTGATATTTTAGACAAACTTACTTTACTTACACCATTGATAAATGATAATTGGACTATTATTGTAGACGAAAGCCATAAAATAAAAAATGTTGGTACTATTAAAAACCCAGTAAAAACAACTAAAAAATGTTTAGAACTTGGGGAAAAGACACCCTATAAAATAATTCTTACGGCGACACCTACTGAAAAGGAAAATGGTGGATATATTGATTTTTATGCTCAACTAAAATTTTTAGGTTACATTAATTATACTGAAAGTTATTTCAAAAACAATTTTTGTATAGAACAAAAAGTGCAAATTCCTGGTATGCCGTTCCCTATTAAAAAGATTATAGGTTATAAAATTAAAAATATTAATAATGAATTAAGACCAATTCTTAACGCTACGTGTAGATATTATGCACCTAAATATGGAGATTATGAACCTCAAATGGTAGATATTAAAATACCTAAAGCAAAGAACTATGCTAAATTATTAAGAGAACGTATGTATAAAGATATTGTTATAGATAATGTTAGTGCTATGAGAATTGCTAAAAAGAGTTTAATAAGTGGTAAAATTACTGGAACTGACGAATACGGACAAAGATTTAATTATGAAGATAATAATGAAAAATCTAGTTGGTTAGAAGAATTTTTATCCAATACTGATGAGGTTGTTAGTGTGCTGTATAACTACAATGTGGAAAAAGATAAAATTGTAGAGGTATGTGAACGACTTGGTAAAAAATATATTATCATAAATGGTGATGTAGTTGATAAACCTAAAGAACTACAAAAAGAGTTTGATGTTGTAATTGGACAGTATCAAGCGTTTAGTGAAAGTTTAGACGGACTTCAATATAAATGTCACCTTATGATATTCTATAGTATGCCTGATAGTAGTTTAAGTTATAAACAAAGTCTAGGACGTATTGATAGAATAGGACAAGAAAATGTGCCTACATATTATCATTTAATAATGGAAGGCACTATTGATGAAAAAATATACGAAATGTTAAAGAATAAAGTTGAGTTTAGTGAAAAAGAACTAAACGCACTAACAATATAGAAAGGAGAGTGAGAAAGTGGAATTAAATATTGGAGATGTTGTCTGTGCTAGTTACGGTGGGTTTGACGGAGAGAAAAAAGTTGGTATATTTCTAGTATTATATAATGAAAGATATGATAGAAAATATACAAACGGACACACAAACGTAAATTGTGCTAAGATTACTTCAAACAATTTACTTGGTGATAGTTATACAGTTAGACTATATAAAGGTGACGCAAATCTTGATGCAGACTGTATAGTAAATTTAAGTAAAATGCACGTATTATCAAAAGAACAAGTTTATAAAAAACTTGGACACCTAAATAATCAAACAATGTTAAGAGTTTTCAAAGAAGTAAGACAATTCAATAATGAAGTTGAACAACAAATATTACAAAATATGCAATAATTTTTTAATGTGAGTGCACGATTTAAAAATCGTATGTTATAATGATTTTAAAAGGAGGAGGTATCGTATGAACGATAAATGGTTAAAACAATACAAAGAAAATTACAATGGAAAAAGTGAAGAAGCAAAGGAAATTGAGGGCTTCTTAAAGGAGACTTATAATGGTGCTAGTTATATTCCTTGGGCTACAATGGAAAGACTAACTTATATGCAAGACGCAAATGCTGAATTTAAAACAATAGAGACACCAACAGGAGATATTATCTGGACTGATAGTTTTGTTAATGCAAATGTTGTGGAGAACAAAGATGGTATAGTTAATAGTACACAAGCACTTGTTGTATCTCATTTTGTTAAAGTATCTTGTACATTTTTAGGTAAGACTTTTGTAGAGGAATATCCTATTCAAGAACAAGATTATAGTGCTGCTAAAGTATATAATCAAAACTTAGTTAATAAAGCACTAAAAAGAGCACTTGCTAAAGTCGCAAGTAGAGCAACTGGACTTGGGTTAAGACTTTATGAAAGTAAAGATTTACAATTTGACGAAAAAGAAGAAGAAAAGAAACCTGAAATTAAAAAGACAACTAAAAAAGTAGAAGAACCAAAGGTTGAGGAACCTAAAGTTGAGGTAAAAGAAGAACCTAAAGTTGAAGAACAAGTAGTTAATAATACAACAACTACTTATTCACAAGAAATAGTTGATTTATGTAAATTAATTAAAGAAACTGATAAAGATAAAATGACTAAAGTACTACAAAGTTTAAATGTACCTATATTAAGACAACACGGCTTTGCGTTAAGTCTAGAAGATAGTGATGAACAACTTTGTGAAAAATTAAGTCATTTTCAAGATGTATCTGTTTTCACAAGAGCAATTAATAATATGATTAATTAGGAGGAAGTATGAAATACTACAAAAAATTCCTAGAAATAGGAGATAATAAGTATTACTTATTAAAATTTGATGATGAACTTCATCTTGCTACTGAAACAATAGTACCTTTAACGAGAAAAATATTATGGTTTAAGAAACCTACATATATGTCTCAAGGGTTTAAGTTATTAGAAATAACACCACCTATATTAATGTTATTTCAAGAACTATTAAATGCTGATGTTGATGTAGTAGACGAGCAATTCAAAGATATGACTACATATAAGAAAATAGATAATAAGTCTCTTAGAAAGACTATTGAAAATACTTATATGATGGCAACTAGGGATATGATTAGTAATGCACAAGTTGATTTAGATACTTGGTTAGACAATTTTATGAAAGACAACCCAAATATTAGTGATGAAGACTTTGAAAAAGTTGAAAATGCTAATAGAAAAAGACTAGAAGATATGTCTAATACAATTAAAGAGCATAACCCACTTAATATGATAGATTTAAAGTGGCAGACTGGTGATAGTGCTATCATTAAGAAAATGCTTGGAGAAAATATGGAATACCTATATACACAAAAAATAGGTGCTAATTATAAGATAACTTATCTTTATGATTTAGATATATTTGGAACTGTTACAATATATAAAATACATCTTGTTAAAGATACTATTAAATCAATAGAGACATTTATTTATAATAGAGAAGTCATTGAGGAAATGACTGCATATATCGTGAACAACGATTTATAGAAAGGAGAATAAAATAAAATGATAGAAAAGGAAAAGGCTTATACATATGACGAGATAAAAGACGTTATTGTAAAAGCAACTGCTAACGCAATACACGATTTAAGTAAACAACTTGATGCTGCTGGAATTAATGATACAAGTTTCAATATGCAAACATCAATGATTTACTTAATGGCGTATACAGATTTAAACAGAATTTTATTTAGTAAGAAAGAGGAGGAATAGTTTTATGGTAAATACAGGTTTAGATAACAAATATACAGCAAAAGAAGGTGGTCAAACTAACTTTGAACCAATACCTGATGGAGAATATCTATTAAGAGTTAAAGAAATTGACCCTTGGAAAAAGAGTACAAAGACAATTAAAGTAATATTAAGAGACGATAATGGAAACGCATTAAAGGACGAAAAAGGAAATAACCAAACTGAGACAATTAATAACTGTGAGTTTTATAACTGTAATGTAAAATTTGAAATTGTTGGTGGTTCATATGATGGTAGAATTGTGTTCCACAATTTAACTACACATCCAAATATGACTTGGTCAATACCAAACTTCTTATACGCATTAAATTTAAAAGAACTTACAGCAAGTCAAATTCAAAGTACTTGCATTGGTAAAGAATGTATTGGTAATGTTTATACTGACAGTTATGAAAAAACAGTACAAAACAAAGAAACAGGAATTGATGAAATTGTAGAAAGAACAGTCAATAGAATTAAATCTTTAAAACCTTTAAATAAACCTAATACTGACAATGGAAGTGAACTAACTGATAATGATTTAGGCATTTAATGGAGTATTTTAAAAAGTATTTTAATGATGTAGAGAACTGGAATAATGAAGAAGTAAAGGTGTTGTGCCCTTTCCACGAGGACACACACCCATCTGCATCTATAAATACTTATAAAGACCTTTTCCATTGTTGGGTTTGTGATATAGGTTACAATGAAGAACAATTTATTGCTAGAATAAATGGAATATCAAGTGCTGATGCAATTAAATTACTTGGTAAATACCAAATAGAAGATAAATGGGAAGTTGAAAAAGGTAGACTTTGGTCAACACCTTTACTTTTAAGTAAAGTTATAGCACTTGGAATAAATAAAGACACTATTGAAGACTTGAAACTTGGTGGAATTAAAGACGAAACTGGAAAATTATATTTAGGAATACCAGTATTTTATAATAATATACTTGTAGATGTTAGACGTTACAACATTATGAAATATGAAGGTCAACCTAAAATGATGGGTAGAGATGGTGCTAGAACAGGTTGGTTAGTACCTTATGATAAGTTTTTATCTAGTGATAATACTTGTTATATTTTTGAAGGTGAAAAAGATATGCTTATGGCAAGAGAACTAGGAATAAACGCCTACACTTTAACTGGTGGTGCTGGTGCTAAACCTAATGAATATGTCATAAACGCATTTAAAGATAAAGATATAATATTATGTTATGATAATGATGACGCTGGACAAAAAGGTATGGAAAGCGTCTATAAAGAAGTAAAAGATATAGTAAAAAGTATAAAATATATAGAAATAGGAGATGTTGTTAGAGAGAATAAAGAAGATTTTTATGATTACATACACAAGTATAATGGAAATATTTTTGAGTTTTATTCTCTTGAACAACATCATTTTAATTTAGAAGAAACAGATAGTATAAAAGTAGTAACAATTAAAGATGCTTTAAAGACGAGTAAATTAAGAAAAGATTTAAGAAGTTTAATTACAGTTACAAGTGAATTTTCAGACCCATATTCTGTACCTACTGTTGTAGAAATAGAAAAGGTAAAAGATACTGGGTCTAGACTGGACACATTATTTGAAGGCGAAAAGAGAACTTGGTTTTTAGAAAAACTTAATATGCAAGATATGTTAGAACTGATAGAGGTAAATGCTAAGACAGTAGAACTAAATGCTAAATTTAAAAGTTATCTTGGTGTACCATCAAAGGAACCTGGTATAGAAATAACTTGCAAGGAACCAAAGACCATATTTAAATCAGTTATTTCAGATAAGGACAATGATGGCTCTGGTATAAGTCTAGACATCTATAGTTTTGAGAAACTTAATGTTGGTGCACAATACATAATAGATTATAGAATATACCCACATCCTACTAAGAACCAAAAATTAATAGCCGTAGCGTTTAATGTAAAACTTGTACACGATAATAATAATTATGTAGTCAATAAAGATAAGTTAAGTAAATTTAAAAGTGAAGGTAATATTAAAGAAAGACTAGATAAATTATATGAAAGTGCTAAACATCATATTGCTAAACATTTAAATTATGATATTTGGTTAATGACTGATTTAGTATTTAATAGTATATTAGATTTTAATTATGGTGAAACTATGCGTGGTGCACTAGATGTTTTCTTCTTAGGAGACACACAAGTAGGTAAGTCAGAAACAACAAGTAAAATGGTTGAACTATATAACTTTGGTCACTTTTTATCACTTAAAACTTCAACTACAGTTGGTCTTATAGGTGGGTCTAACAAAGTGGATGGTGCTTATTGTAATACAATAGGTGCTATACCTAGACAACATAAAAGACTTGCTATTCTTGAAGAATTTAGTGGTGCTAGACCAGACTTTATAAAAACTATGACTGATATAAGGTCAAGTAATGAACTTAGAATATCTAGAGTTAGTGGAGAACTTGTAGTACCTTGTAAACTACGTATGATTACAATATCTAACCCTATTAATGACGAGAATGGCAACCCTAGATTTCTTAGCACATTTCCTAATGGTGTAATGCCGTTAATGGAACTTATAAAAAGTGCTGAGGACGTCGCTAGATATGATGGTTTTCTACTTATTCCTAAAGTAGAAAATAGATTTAACCCATTTGCTTACACTCTAACTGGAGACGCAATTCCTAAGGAGTGCTATGAAGAAAAGGCAAACTGGGTTGTCACTAGAGGTGTTGATAATGTTAAATTTGCTGATGGTGTAGAAAGTTATATATGGGAGAAAGCAGAAGAACTTAACAAACTATTTGAATGTAATTTCCCATTATTTGGTACAACTACATCTAAGAAGTTGGCAAGATTTTGTGTAGCACTTTCAAGTTTAGTTATGAACGTAGACGAGAGTTATGAGAATATAATAGTGACTAAAGAGATAGTTGACTTTATGGTTGAATATCTAACAAAAATATATACAAGTCCAGTCTTTAAATTAAGAGAATATGCGTTAGATTATAGAGCGTATAGTGAATACAATGATAGTGATATTAAGAACTTACAAGATTTATATGCACATAATTCTACATTTATTGACTTTATTGGTACACAAAATAGAACAACTAGAAGTAATTTACTTAGTATTAGTGGTCTAGATAATGGTAAATTTGCAATATTATTTAATAAAATGGTTGCTAATAAGTTTATTAGAATTAATAATGACAACGCATACCCTACTGATAAGTTTAGAAAAGTATATAATCTTATAAATAAAGATTTTAAAACAGATATAGGTAATAAAGTTGAGAACTCAAATGGCGTAGTGTTCTTAAATGATTTGTAGAAAGTTGGTGAGAATTGGTGAAAGTTGAGATAACAAAAGAATTGTTGGACAAGTATAAGAACCATCCTAGAGTATTAGAGGTTAGACTTATATTATTGTTTGACATATTTGAAAGAGAATTTGGTTATAATGGGGTAATGGATATATTTAATGGTATTTGTGTTGGGTTTAAAAGAAGTAAAGAATTATTAGATACTGTACTTGCTAGAAGATTTGATATTAAAAGAAAATCTAAAACTAGAAGAATTAAGTGGAGACAAGAAGTTATGTTTATGGGGATGTGTTATGGAGAAACTCCATATAAAATCGCTAAATACTATCTTCTTATCTCTCCACAAACACTATATATGAACAGAGAAATGAACGACCCTAGGTATTTTGTTACTGATGAGTGGTTAAGAGACCTTGATGATGAACCAGTAGTTGCTGGAAACCTTTTATATAGAAATGAAATAAAAGGTTTTCTAGAAGTTATAGATAGTTTAACAAATGTATTGTTAAAATGGAAAGGAGATGTTGATGAGTAATGTATTTACACCAGAAATTGAAATATAAATATGAACATCTTGAGAATACACAACAATTTAGTGATGTGTTTAAAGATATAGAAGAAAACAAGCCTACTTATATTGGTTTTGATACTGAAACAACTGGTTTAAATATAATAACTGATAAACCATTTTTAGTATCATTTGGTTATAACAACAATGTTTATACTTTTGATTACAACCCTAACTATTTTATGGCACTTATAGAAGTTATAGAAAGAAATAATCTACCACTATTTGCACACAATGCTAAGTATGATTATCATATGGTGCAAAATGGTGGGTCTCCTATTCCATATACTGTTAAACTTTACGACAGTATCACAGTTGCTAGACTTACTGAAAATGCTGACGAAAGAGAAAGTATGAGCCTTGAGGCACTAGGAACTAAATATATTGATGATGAGGCAAAATTTGCTGGTCATATTATTAAAGATATTATTCATAAGATAGACAGAGAACACAGAGAAAAACTAAGAAAAGGTCTTATGGAAGAGTTTCCTAATGATGGTTTTAGTACTATAACTAAAGATGGTAAAGTTAAAGGAACTGGTAAATTAACAGCACTTTTAGATAATTATGAGAAAACTAGAACTAAATGGGTAAATGATGATGACCCTTATTTCCAATACATAGATAAGAATTTTAAAAGAGCGAACTATAAAGATGTCTATGATAGAGAACCTGAACTTATGAGAAACTACGCTGCTGACGATATTGTCATAATGCTAGAGTATTTAAAGAAGGCACTACCAGTATTAAAAGAGGTTGATAAGGACTTTAGAGTGCTTAAAAGAGAAGGAGAACTTATTAAAGCCGTTGCGTGGATGGAAAATACTGGGTTTAAAGTAGATGTAGATTATATATTAGAGAGTAGAAAAAAGATAGTTGCCTATAGAGAATTATTGTATTTTGAATTGTATGTCTATACTGGTAAGGAATTTTCAGTTGGACAACACAACGAAATCAAAAAACTACTACTTAATAAGTTTAAAGTAAAGACTGAAAAAGCAGACGAAAAAGCACTAAAATACATTAGAGACAATACAACTGATGAGATATTAATAAATATATGTAATAATATTTTAGAACTTAGAACACTTGATAAATGGTTGTCTACTTACATTGATGGTAAATTAAATGCTGTTGTGGACGGAAGAATATACACAGATATTAATAACAATGGTGCCGTTAGTGGTAGAGTTAGTTGTGATATGCAACAACAACCAAAAGAAGGTCTATACGATAGAGATGGGAACGAACTATTCCACCCTAGACGTGCCTTCGTGTGTGATGATGGTTATAAGTTGTTCTTTATAGACGAAAGTCAAATGGAACTTAGAGTACAAGCACAATATACAATATTCCATAGTAAAGAACCAGATTTAAACCTATGTAGAGCATATATGCCTTATAAATGCTATAATGAAGTATCAACTGTGTTTGACTACAACAACCCAAATCATTTAAAACATTTTACTGAAAAGAAATGGTATGAGTGTGGAACTGGCAAAGAATGGGAACCAACTGACTTACATAGTGAGACCACTAGACACGCCTTCCCAGATTTAGACCCTAATAGTGAGGAGTTTAAAAAGAAAAGAAAACTAGGTAAAAGATGTAACTTCCTTAAAGTGTATCAAGGTGGTGTACAAGCACTAAAGGAAAGTCTTGAGGTAAGTGAAGAGGTGGCACAAGCACTTGACGACGCTTTCTATAAAGCGTTTCCTAGAATTAAAGACTACCAGGAATGGGTAAACGCACAACTTACAGCATATGGGTATATTGAGAACTTATATGGAAGACGTTACTATATGGAAGATAGTAGACAATTCTATAAAGGTTGCAACTACTTGATACAAGGTACCTGTGCAGATATGGTGAAAACATTTGAAATAAAAATATGGAAATATCTAACTGAAAACAATTTAGGTATTAAAATGGTTCTTCCTATACACGACGAGTTAATTTTTCTAGTACCAAAAGGTAAAGAAAAATATGTTAAAGAACTTAAACATATAATGGAAGATACATTAGACGTAATAAAGAATATACCTATGATAGCCGAGGTTGAAATGTCTGAAACAAGTTGGAGAGACAAGAAAGGGTATGAGTTTAATGAATAATGATGCTATAAAACAATTAGAAGAACTAGAAAAAGAAGTGAGAGACCTACTTTATAATGTAGTAGGTATGAGTTATAAGACACAAGAGGCTATAAAATTACAAAAGAAAATAAAAGAAATTAAAGAAGAGGAAAATGATGAACAGTAAAATTAGTGATAAAGAGATAGAACGTATTATAGAAAGAGAAAATCAAAATAAGTGGTTAACCTTAATGATGGCACTATGTGAAATAGAAAAGAAATTAGATTTCAAAATTGAAAAATTTTGGTATAATAGAGGTGAACTTATAGTTAAACACGATAACGAACACTTAATGCTAAATCTAGGAGAAAAGTATGTGGAAAATAGTAATAAAGACAAATCTACAAGCACCGAAGGAGATAAACTGGTTAGTTGAAAACTATGACACACCTGAGGTTCAAGAAGTATTAGAACAACCTTATGTTGTTGAGGTGAGAATGGAACAACTACAAGAGAAGGTGCTAAAACGTGAGTAATGTTTTAGAAAGCAAAATACAAAGAGATGTGATAGCCTTTCTCAAACGAAAAAGAGTATACCATTTTCGTTTTCAAGCACAGAGTAATCTATTTGGTCTACCTGATATAATTTGTCTCTATAAAGGCTTCTTTTTAGGCTTAGAATTGAAACAAGAAAAAGGCAAGCCAACCGAACTACAACTTAGAAAGATAAAAACGATAAATGAGAATGGGGGAATTGGTCGTATTATAAAAAGTGTAGAAGAGGTTGAGTGTCTTCTAAACGATATTGATGAGGGTGTATATGAGAGATTTAAAAACTGAATGTCATAGGTTAGTTAATATAATAGTCGCTAGTGGTGTGATTAGCAAAAAGGACTTATTCTGTGCTCTTGCCATACGCCTTCGTATTCCTATAGGGGAATGTTATATAAGAGATTTTGATGAAGAAACTCTTAAAAAAGCAATAAAAGAATTAAAGTATATGATAGAAATTAATCTATAAAGTGCACGATTTAAAAAATGTATGTTATAATATAATTGTCAAAGGCAAAAAACGAAAGGAAGTGAAAAACCTCCTCACCTATACCACCTTTGACGACAACCTTTTAATTATAATATAAGCAACACCTGAATAGGTGTTGTAGAGGGTACTATGACACCATATTTGGTGTCCTCCGTTTGTATTCTTTTTATAGTACCTTCTACACCACCCATTCCCTATCTTGTGGGTGGAAGAAAATTCATTTCTTATTATATTGTACACTACCAAATTGGTAGTGTTGAGTAGATAAAGAAAATAATATGCTCATATTTCACTCTCTCTATCTATTCAACACCACTAATTTGCATACTAATTAGTGGACTTGTCTAATTTTTTCTTTAAAATGCTAAACCATTTTAAGCACTACCAAATAATTGGTAGTGTAAAGGGTATTGCAAATATTTATGAAAGAGGTAATAAAAAGTTTCTTATCTCACCTAGTAATACCCTTTACAATACCAATTAATGTAGAAAGGAGATTAATATGAAAGAAAGATTTGACATCATAGCAAGTAGTCTAAGTTCTTACTTTGGTGTAGGTTTCAATACTATTGAAGAACAACTTGATATTGACCTAGGAAAAACTATTAAGGAAGTTGATGATGACGCTCAAGATAGAATGGACTTAGGTAATGCTATGGAAGATGGGTGTCTTAATTACTTTGAAAAGAAACTTAATATTTCCATTGACGAAAGAAATAGTGAGTACAAATATGCTGTAAATGGTTTACTTAAATGTAAAAGAGATGGTAGAACATTTATAGATGGCGTAGAAACTGGTGTTGAAAATAAGTATTCTAATAGTAAAAGTAAATGCTTTACTGATGATTTTGGTTATGAACTACAATGTCAAGCATATATGATGGCGTGGAGGCTTGACCAATGGTTACTTTGTGGTATGTGGCAGGGTCAACCAAAAATGAAACTTATTAAAAAGAACGAAGAACTACAAAAAGATATTGAGGAAGTTGTTACTAGAGTTGCCTCAATTCTTATGGGAATTTCCTCTATGGAAGATTATCCTTGGGAAGTAATTAATAAGTATTCTAATGTTAATTCTCTTAAATCTTTAAATGATGGTGATATTGAAGATTATGATAGGGAACTCTTACATAGAATTGGAGAGTTGAAAGAAGAAATAAAACTTAAAGAGACTGAATGTAAAGAGTTAGAAGAATACGCTAAAAACAATTATGCTGATAGTAGATGGCAAGACGAAGATTACAAATATGTAATATCAACTGGAACGAGAAAAGGTGATATAGATAAAGATAAATTATCTATAGAGCATCCTGATATTAATTTAGAAGATTATAGGAGACCTAATAGTACATATGTACAAATAAGAGTTACTCCTAGAAGGTAATTGGTTTTAAAAATTTATAGAAAAATTAAAAATACTTATTATTTTAAAATAATTCACAAAGAACATAGAAACCAACCTTTATTTTATATTATAAACATTTAGGTCTGAGTTTGGTTATAAATGAGTTTGAGACCATTTAAAAAGAGCCTTTTGGCTCTTTTTTATTGTCCTAATACTTGCTCTCTATATTCATCATATTTAGACTTATTAGATGTTGATGTGTTTACACCATACTTATTAAATATAGCCTCAATTCCAGAAATAGTACCATTTTGATTTGCTTTTCTAAGTTCTGATATTGTACTAAACTCATAACCTTTTTGTTCATATTGTTTCATTAATGTTTCAAGTTCATCAACCTCATCATACATCCTACTAAGTTTATCTGAGTTTATATTACCTCTAATTGTTACAGAAGATAATGGGTCATCACTAAGTAATTTATATGCAGTTTTTGCTGGAACATCTAAACCTGTTATGTCACCTATTAACTTCTCTTGTTTTTTAGTTAAGAAAGGCAGTTGTGTGCTCTTTTGTCCTGGGAAACTCTCTATATCAAGTCCAGTAAAAGCGTTTTTATTTGTAGCAAATTCAAGAGGTGACTTAATAGCAGGACCTGCTTTATTTACAAAATAATTATTTGGGTTTTCTGCTAATTCTGCTAAATCACCAAATGGTAGTTGTGCTCTGATAACTGTGTAATTACCATCTTTATCGTGTGTAGGTATTGGAATATACATATTATTTTTAATATAATCTTGCATATTTTCTTCATTATTTCCAGTTGCACCTTTTTGTAGATTTTTAATAGTTTTTACAAGTCTATTGTATTTACTTCCATTTTTTCCTAGATTATCCATTTGAAAAACTAAATTGTTTTTAGCATATGTATAAAATGGAATAATTCTTTTAAATACATTTCTTTCAGCATCTGTCATCATTGATGGGTCAAACATAACTTTTGATATGGCTTTTCTATATTTTTCTACATCAGTAGCACCTTCTATTCCTAGTTTTTTAAGGTAACCAGGACTATCCATAGATTTCATTAATACAGTTAATCTGTTAAGATTATCTACATAACTATTAGCCTTCATATTCATTCTTGGTAGCCAAGTTGCAACATCTTTAGCAGTTATCTTTTTATTTGTTTTACCATTTCTTGCGATTTCTTTCATAAAATCTGGTAAATCTTGTATATCTTGTGCGATTTCTTCACTACCAAACCCTGTATCTACAAATGTTTTCCATATACTTGCTATTTCATCTTCTTCTTTGCTCAACACTTCACCTGCTATTTTTCTAACATATAGGTCTTGACCGTTGTTTAGTATGTCAACAGCACGTGGCATATACTTTACTTGGTCTCCCATACCAATACCACTAAGTGCTAAGTTACTACTATTACCAACCCAGTTATTAAGAGAGTTTGTAAATGATAATGTTTTAGTAGATTTATATAAGTCTAATACTTTATCATATGCACCTAATAATGCGTTTTTCTCTTTAGGGTTTAAAGTAAATTGTAACATTCTAAGTACGTCATCATTAACAGCAATACTACCTTTTTTGTTGTCAAATGCTTTTAATAGTTTATTATAGCCATCACTATCAGCACCAACGGCTTGTCGTATTGATTTAAGTTTATTTCTAATATTTTTAGTTTGTTCAGCATTTAGTTTAGTAAACCCTGCTGGAACTGTATTGTCAAAATCAGTTAAGTATTTAATACTAGAATTTTCTGTTAGGGTTTTGTACTTTTCTTGTAGTTCTTTAAGTTTAGTCTTATCACCTTTTTGGGTTAAGTTAAGTTTTATCTCACGTTGAAGATTTTCTATATCTTTACGACTTCCAAATGTCTGCTCAATTAAAGCGTCATTTACTATTTTATGTTGTTTAGCAAGGTTAGTCATACCATCATAATATTTATTTGATATAGCCTTATTAAAATCTTCTTCAAATAATTTTGGATATTTTTCATAAAATGCTTTGACCTCATCACTACCACTTTGCATAGCAGCCTGTCTAGCCTCTTCCCAAAGATTATTATTTTCTCTCATAGACCCTAATCTAGTTCTATGTGATAGTAAAGATGTTCTACCTTTTAGGACATTATCTATATTTTGTTCTCTAGCAACATCAGCCATTGAACTATCAGCAAGTGTATGTGGTAACCAAGACCTTCCAGCATTTCCTTCATTAAATCTACTAAAATTAGTATTAAAACCTTCATCTATCATTGAGTTAAGATTATTAGCAGTCTTATTATTAGATATTGATGCTAAATATCTTCCACCACCATCATAAAGGTCAAAATCTAATAGCAAATCTCTTCCTTTTGCTTGTACATTTCTAAGTACCATTTGTTGTCCTCTTTTTAGTATTGCTTCTCTTTCTGCGTCATTTGTGACAAACATATTAGTTCCTTCTGGTGCTTTAATAGTCATAAGTACATCTCTATAATCAAATGCACCACCACCTTCTCCAACAGCAGTACTTGTAAATGCTTTATTAAATGTAACAGGTTCTCCTATACGTTGTTTTAGTGCTTCTGCAGTCTCGTTAACACTTAGACCTTTTGGTAACCCAAATACTTTTTGCATAGTACTTGTTGTGTCACGTCTCATTAATGCTACGTCTTCTGGTACTCTATAACCCCCAATAAATTTGTCTAAGTCTTCAACTGTTTTAGCGTCTCCACCCATAATATCTCTAATTTCTTCTAAAGATTTAGGGTCATTTGCTCTAAGTTTATCATTTATCTTAAAACTATTTGATGTTTGAACATAACCTCCACCTTCTGTTCCACCATCCCAAATTTGTTTTCTTCTAATATTATCCATTAATTCATTTTCAGATATACCTTGTTTTTTATAATAGTCAATCATATCTTTATTAAGTTCTTCCCATTTTCTTTGGCTTTCTGGGTATGGAAGAACTTTTATACTATCAGAAAGTGGGTCTATTACTAACTTATCACTATCTTTAATTTCACCAAATAAATCATTTATTAATTTTCTAAATTTTTCATCATTTTTTAGTTTATCTATTCTTTCTAAATCTGTATCTGTATACCAATGTCCATAATCTTTTACAATACTATTTTCTGGGTCTAATTCTTTAAATGATGTTACCCCATTTTCTCTAAGAACCTCTGGTTTCCAACCATCACCTAAGATAATTTTACCATTATCATCAGTTTTTATTGATAGGTCAATTCCAGTTGAGTTTCTTAATTCTTCTGGTAATTGTTTTTTCATATCTTCTAAAGCATCAATGACTTGATTTCCACCTTTGTTTTTATAAACTTTACCTTCTCTAACAAGATTTAATAAATCGTCTTTTTCTATAGACCTATCCATCATACTTTCTATAAATAAAGACACATCTTCACCTGCTTGTTTAGTAGCAGTTTTTAAAGCCTCTGGGTTGTTAATATCTTTAACAATTTCTTTTACATAGTCCTTTACTCTATCTTCATTTTGTCGCATAGTGCTGCCTATTTTAAGTCTAACCTCCTTTGCAGTATTATCTGCTGCTCTTCCTGCTAAAATAGCATTTACAGAAGAAGGAGACTTTGTAAATAAGTCTGATACACTATTCTTTAGTGCTCTATAAGACTGTAATCTACCTTTATCGTGTAAGACTTTACCAATTTCGCTTTCATTTGCAACAAAAGGAAGCATTTCAGAAGCACGTTTAGCGTCGTCTACACCGTATATGATTTTTGCGTTGTCTGCTAAAACATTACCAAATTTATCATAGGCTTTTACGCCTTTAGTTTCATCTAGATTTTTAAGAACTTTTTCAATACCAGTATCTGCAAGTTTACCAGTACCTTTAATACCTTTACCTATACTCTTAAATGTTAAGTCAGTTAGACTATCTGCTGATTTATAAGCGTCAAGTAAACTACCACCCTCTTTTAAAACGTCACCAGCCCTACCAAAATTAGCAACTGGAACATCCATTGGGTCTAAATAAACATCACCAGCAAGCCCAATAACATCAATAGGGTTTATAGATTTTAACATTGTTTTTAAACCAGGTTGTTCACCTTGTTTTAATAACTCTTCATAAGTTACATCACCAAGACTTGTTCCTGTATAATCTTGTAATATCTTTTTAAAGTTAGTTTCTTTTTTACCTGAAATACCTTCTTTTAAACCTTCTTTAAAAGTTCCTTCATCTGTTATAAGATTATCAATTCCAGTAAATAATGCTTGTTGTGGTCTATTTATAAGTTCAAAAGCATCAAATAAAGCATTTTGATTTTTTGGCAAATTAGCCCATTTTTCAAACCAATTTCTTTTGTCTATTGCTTCGTCAGGGTCTATACCCTCTGCAGCGATACGTGCTTTATAGTTGTTTATTTTGTTTTGTTGTGTTTGAACTTTTGATGCTGTTTTATTACTACCAAAGATTTTTTCTCTATACTCATCATATTTACTTGTTTTTGCCATAATATCACCTATCCTCTACCATATAGTATATCATATAGGTCACCATAAGTGTAATTTGCTAAGTCTTTATATAACCCACCAACTTTATTGGCTTTTCCTTGTGCTTTTCCAGTAACTAAACTAATTGGGTTTTTTCTTTGTGAGTTAATGTAATCTGCAATTAAATAATCTTCATAACTAGCAGGTGCAGTAGTTGGTTTAGATTTAGACCAACCTTTATTACCAATATAACCTTCTGATGCAAGCCTTCTTATTTGCTCATCTGTAGCATTATTAATTATATTTATTGCTTGTGGTGTATAAAATCTACTGTCAAGTCCTTTTTTAGCAATATAATTATTTAAGTCTTCTTGTGCCTTTACTAAATTTGCTTGTGTTTTATTGTAGTTAATAGCACTTACAGCGTTTCTTGCTTGTGTACCTTCAACACCACCATATAAAACTAAATTTTTAACTTTGTCATCATCTGACATATCTTCTGCATCTAGTATATCTGATATTAACATACGACGTTTTAGTTCATCTTCGTCATCTTCTTCTCTTCTACTTGCAGATGCTAAAGCACGACTTGCTGCTCTACTAGCAGCACTTTCTGCAATTCCACTAACTAAACCTGCATATTGTTGGTTATTAGCAGCGTCGGCGTCAGTAAGTCCTGCAACATCTCCTGCTAATTGGTCTGCAAGACTGGTTTGTTGTGCACCTAGAGAATTAGTTCCTTCTATTAAACCTGATACATTTTTATTATTAGTGTCCAGTAATGAAGATAAAGATTTATTTACATCTTCACCTTTTATTTGTGTGTCAGCATTTTGTACAAGGTTTCCAACACCACTAGATGTAAGACCTCTATTAGCAAGGTCTATAGTAGAAGCGTTCATACGATTAAAACTTTCATTTTGTATATTACTAAGTTCATTGTTATATGCTTGTCTTGCTGTCTCATAATTCCTTGCTAATGTGTCTTTTAATGTATTATAGTCATTAGATAACTTATTCCAATTTGTCTGATAGATGTCTTGTAGTACCTGTTTTTTAGGTTCATAAATATTTTTAGACCAGTCACCAATTAAATTTTGTGCATATTTTACATTGTTAGCCATAAGTTACCTCCTATTTTAAATATTTATTTGCTGTATTATAAAGATTTTGTAAACCAAGTCCTATTTGTGGGTTTAAAGCCCCAACAATACCTGTCGCTACTTTTCCTGCTGTTGACATCTTATTTGTACTTTTAACAGTAGGTGTAGATGTAATTTTAGTTGTTGGTTTAACCATACCTATTGATGTTAAGTATGCCTCTGCATTTTTAGGGTTACCTAACAACTTAGATAAAGAACCATCTTTATTTATACGTTCATTATAATATTTAACAGCGTCATCCCAACTCTTACCCCAAAGATTTTCATTTAATGCTAACACAGTTTCATTATTATATTGTTTTTCTGCTTGTTTAAGTGCTTGAGAAGCGTTCCAATTAGCGTCTCTTCTTGCTTGAATTTGTTCTGCAAGTTGTGCAACGGCAGCCTTATAGTTGTTTCTTGCTGCTGCCTCTCTTGCGTCTATATCTGCAAGCATTGAATTAAGAGAGTTTTGAGCCATTTCTACATTATAATTATAATCATTTTCTCCACTTTTTTGTGAAGCGTCTAATTCATTCATACGATTATAGTAAGTATTGGCAAGATTTGAATATTGTCTACCAGTTTCCATTCTATTACCGAGTTTACTAAGTTGAGCAACCCCACCACTTAAACCACGAGAGGCTAAATCTGATAAGTCACTTCTATTTTTTAAATAAGCGTTCTCTGCGATAGTGCTTCTACCAGTACCAAAATCTGTTCTTGCTGCTTCTCTATCTGAGTTTATTTTGTTCAACATATCATTATAGGCGTTTGTATATGCACTATAATTTGTGTTGTACATATTATTAGCGAGTTCTCTTTCTTTGTTTAACCCACTAAGATTTATATAGTCTTCTACACTACCAAGAGATTTTTGAGCCTCTTTTTTAGCACTAGCCATAATATCACCTTACCTTTCTTTAATTATATCATATTTATTTTTGTACGTCACCGTGTACTGATTTACCCATACCTTTTGCTTTCTTTGTTCCTGTCTTTTTACCAAGTCTATAATAACCATTACAATAGGAATAACGTGGGTTAAGTAAGGTGAACCAATAATTGATACAGTCTTTTCTGTTTGCTAGAGTTTTTGTGTGTTTGTTTTGATAATCAACGGCACGTCCCTTCATATGAAGAGATGAACTACTACCTTTTTGCTTTTTATTCCAAAGTTTGCATCTAAGCATTGACGTAACTGTAGTTGCACCGTATTTATCTCTAATTGCTTGTAGATTTTTAAGTAAATCTACACTTATATAAGCAGGATAACCAGTACAGTATTTACCTTTACATCTACAATATAGTTTATCCTTCTTAATATCAAAGTTTTTAGTGTGTTTTTTAACATTATAACAGTTACAAAGAAGTTTATCTGTATTAGGTCCATATATTCCGTCTTTGTCTGACTTGTTAAAGAAGTAATCTTTTTGTAGTTTTAAATAACTTTTTCTTAGTTCTTCACTACTTTTACCAGTTATTTCACCTTTATAATAACCTAAATATTTTAAATATTCTTGTCTTTCCTTAACACTTAACATATTTATTCCTCCCTTAATGTTTTGTTGTATCTTATATTACCTATACCTAGTATAGTACCTAACATTGTGTTAAATGCTGTTGCTATAGTAATAACTTTTTCAGTAAATTCCCACTCTAAAGTCACACCAAGCACTCCAAAGAAAGTAATTAATGCCGGTATCACTACCATACAGCACCATTTTAATACATCATAAATTTTTGAGTTTTTAAATATCATTATTATCATCTCCTTATTTGATTATAAGTGCCATCACAGCACCTATAATAGCACCTATTACACCAGTTATAACTGATGTAATAGCACTATCGTATCTTTTTACAGGTTTTTGTTCCAGAGAGATTACTCTTTCACTAAGATTATTGTAGTCTTCCCTCATATATTTTGTTTCTACAGCCAACCTTTCTATTTGTATAGCCAACTTATTTATAGTTTCTATAATTCCTTCTAGTTTATCTAATCTTTTTTCTATTTCTTCTAATTTGACTTCCATATCACACCTCCACTAAGTTGTTAATAGAAATAATATAATCTCCAAGTTAAGTCTTTACTACTTCCGTATTCACTAGGCAGTTTTACTTGATTTAATTGAAAATTGTTACTTGCAGCATACCATTGTCCTGTATGTGCTGTATCACTTATAAGCACACTAATTTTTGCTGCTGCTGTTGCCCCTGAGTTGGCAAATCTCACATAATGTTCAGTAGCATATTCACTTATTCCGTCCCATATTCTCATCATAGTCATATCATTACTTCCTGTTGCACCAAAAGAAGTATCGGTATTCGCCCCTAAAGTTAAAATAAACGCTTTAGGTTGAGCAGTTAAACTAGCAAATGTTAGTGCATATACATTTCCACCCATATAGCCTGGACTAGTAGTTTCAGCATAAGCCATAGTTAAACTACCACCCCCACCACTAGGTATACTCTCTATTTCTGTATCAAAGTCACTTGCCATTATTGCAGCAGAGCCACCAGTTTTAGTTCTGATAGCATCTGCTACATCTGTTAAGAAATTTCCTAAAGTATCTGTTCTTGCCATTAATAACTACCTCCTAACGTTGTTGTTATTGCTGAATTTATAGCGTTATTGACGTATGTCACAGTTGCAAGTTCTGTTGTTGAGGACACTAGGGTCATTCCACTACTCTCTAAAGAATTTCTTTGTAGTCGTATAAATTGAAATTCTCCATCAGTACTATTATAAAACCAAGGTATATACCCAAATACATCACCATCTTCTGCATCATATGGAGATTTAATTATTACAAAACAACTACAAAACCCAGTATTAATTTCTACAGTACTATCACTATCAGAGAATTGTAATTCAAACTTAGAGTTTAAATCATCCCATACATAAGTACCTTTTTCGCCACAGTCACCAGTTATTGACACAACTCTATAGTCATTACCTTGATATTCTAATAAATGTAATTCAGTAAAACTTGACACTTTTTCATCAACATATTTTTTAGTTGCTGGATGGTAGGAAGATGATGGTGTGTAAGCATAACTGTTATTAATAGATATATATTGGGTGTTATTGCATATTACAGATACCTTACTTACTGTTGCTACTCCATTATTATAAGATACAGTAAAACTTACTGTCATTTTTAACATATGATTTGCTGTAGAATTACCAGTTCTATTAGCACTATTATCTGCTGCCATAACAAGACCATTAAAATATATAGGCGAAGGAGTACTACTCCAATCTATAACTGAGGTGTCACAATAGAAGCAACCATATCTATTAAAAATTATTGGTGTTTTATTATTTGCTATACACTCGTTAATAATCGTTTCTGCTTTTTCAACAACACTTCCTGATGTCCAATTTGTATCAGTATAGCCGTTTGGTAATGTGAAAAGAAGATAATAAAATTTATAATCTCCTAAATCACTTACAGTTGCTATCTTATTTGTACTAGCATTATAAGTACCTTGTGTATTTATATTAGCAGTACCACTTGATACTATTGATGTTCCGTTTACTTGTACATCTGTTGGTGTTCCACCACCTTGTATATCTATATTTCCACTTCCTAAAAGTGAAGTGTTATTAATAGTTTTAATATTAGTTCCTGAAACTAATGTATCTTGTTTACCTGTTAAATCACTATAATTTGCGACATCAACATTAGTTAATGCTATACCATTTAACCAAGATAGTCTTCCATTATTAATACCTAGTCCCTTTAAATTGCTATTATCATAATTAGCAATAAATGGATGAGTACCATCAGCCCCATCATTAGTTAAATCACTTGTTTTAGACGGTACCCTTATATATCCACCACCAATAAACTCTATATTGTTTGTACCATAAGTAATAGCCTCGTTATTAATATAAATATAGTTTCCACTAATTTTACTAGGTGTTTGTATAAAACCTATTGGTTCATTATTAGAATATGATGTAGTTTTATGATTAAATATATTTAATATTACAATACCAAAATCATTTTGTGGTGTAGTACCACCAGTATTAACTTTACCATCAAATGTAGTAGAACCTGTTCTTGAACCTGCTTTTACATACAATGTTTGGTAATAATGAGCAGCAGAATTACCTCCAGATAAACCAAGAAAATATATACCATTTTCTAAATTACTTAAATTTAAGGCTTTAGCAGTTGAATTGTAATCATCTACCATACCTAAGTATCTATCTGCTGGTATTGCTGGTTTATTAGATAAATCTGTGTAGTCACCACTTGTTGCAACTGTAGCAAGGTCTCCTTTTTTAACAGGACCTTCGTCATAACTCCAAGTTATAGGTGTTATAGCAGTAAAGTTACCCCAAGTACCTGTAAGTTTAATGCTTCCTATAGCATATCCACCAGTTGTTCTAACTGGTTCTGTCATAAATGAATAGTAAGTTTCGCCTTCTTCTTCATAATCTGTAAAGTCTTTTACATTAAATGGTGTTAAAACAGGTATTGTTCTTTCGTGAAATTCACCTTGATAAGTATAACCATTTTCTAAATCAATTTTACCTACAAGTATAAATTTCTCACCATCATCAAATTTATCACAAAGTTCATTAAACATAGCAACATTTTCTGCTGTATTTTCTCCATTAAAATAATAAAATGGAACATCTAAACCTAAATCTGCTGATGACTTATTCCCTGAAAGTGTTACGCCATTAATTTGTGGTTTATTTGATAAGTTATTATAGTTAACATCACTAACAAGTGCATTATCAACATAAACCTTAACTTGTTTTGATGTTGAGACTTTCTCATCACTATTTGGTAAGTCTCCATCAGTACTTTTTGATAAAGTTGCAGTATCAAGCATTGTTGCACTTGTTGCAGTAGTTGCTGACACAGCAGTATTTGCTTTATCTACCATTATTGTACCATCTTGTAATTTTTGAATATCCTCGTAGTTGGCATTTATTCCATCTTTAGTCAACTTCTCAAGTTTATTCATATCAGTATGAAGAAGGACTGAACCATCAACATAATTGGCTGGTAAGTCCTCTTCTCTAATTCTCTTGTAGTAAGTCATATTTTCACCTAACCTTCCTTAACTTTTCCTAATTTACATACAAACCCTAGACTTTCCAAACTTATGTAATCATCAGTATTTCCATAAATTCTGCAACTAAAGTTCTTTGCTTTCTTAGGTATTACTAATTTTTTAGTTTGATATTTACCTTGACCAAGGGTTGTTTCATCAAGTCTTATGTTTCCTAGAGTTGAATTAATCTCGTCTAATGAGAATATTCTTTCCCCTGTATAGTCATATACTAAAGTTCCATTTTCATCTTTATATACATAGAACACTCTAGGGTCATTTACCATATGTCCATCTGCATATAGTTCAAAGAAGAACTCTCCATATTTGTTTCCACCTATTGCCTTGACAAAGATATGTTTTAACTTTTTCATATGTTGTGGGTATTTCATATTAATACCTTTAGTTATTGCCTCAATGTAAATATCTTTTCCAAAGTCTGTAGGTGCTATATCAAACTCATATAAAGCATTTCTATATTCAATATTGTCGTTACTAACATAAACTGATATTTTAAAGTTATTTAAACTTCCTTTTAGTAAGTTATCAGTAATTGTATTAGATTTTCCTATAAAATTACTTGTTCTAAGTGCATTTGATACGCCCCCAATAAATGTATGTGTAGCAACTGGTACATCAAATTCATCTACGTAAACATTAAGTGTGTACATTTTATCACCTATATATCTACAGTCAAATTTATATTGGTGATGTGCTGAAACTATATAATCTAACACTATTGAGTTTTTAAATGATTTAAAGTTCAATGAATTAGTACTAAAACCAATTCTACCATCTTCTATATAACAATTTATAGAAGCATTTTTATTCTCAGCGTTTCCATTGTCATATAATGTTGCTATATCAAATATCTTAGCAGAATAATCTAATGGGAAAGTTCCTTCAAATTCTATTGAGAAACCTTGCTCAAATGGAATTGATGGAGGCAAAGTAGGTATCTCTACATAAGTGTTCTCACCATCAAATATAAGACCTTCACCAGTTCTAATTATCCATTCGCAGTCAGTTAATAATAAATTGAAGTAACCATTTTCATCATATGCCAGTTCTCCATCACCTTCTGTAAGATTATATTTTGAAGTAACACCTTTTAAATAAGTTTCTATATAATTTATGTTTCCTTTAAATGTTTCTGCGTATTCAACATTATTGTCTGCTCTTGATACTAGATTTGTAATTAAATCTATTGGAAAATAACCCAAATCTTCGTAAAGTTCTCCATTTATATAACTAGAACAGTTTAAATAGTCACCTATCTTTTTGTATCTTATATCTAAAACTTGTTTAGGTACAGTTTTAAAATCATAGATTTTAGTTCCTGTAAGACTAAATTCATTATTAATCACAACATTTTCAGCATCTATATTACTTGTAGTCCATATTCCTGTTATTAATTTACCTGTTTCTCCGTCAATATTTGCATAAAACTCATAATAAGGAATATCTGTGGGTGTACCACCATAAGCATAGTTTGTAAGAGAAGTTCCTTCTCTTATATCTCTAATATCTGTAAATGAGAATGTACCTTCATTTGTAACGCATCTTAATTCAAGAGTTATTAAATCTTGTATAAATGTTTTATTATCAGTTGGTACTAAGAATGATGGTAAATCTAAATTAACTTTAAATTCATTATTAAATCTAACTGGAATATTACTAACATCAACGTATGTTGTTTCTAAACCTTTAATATTATAAGATACTGTTCCATTTTTAATAACTGAACTATCAAGTTCAAGTTCTATTGTTGGTGTGATTTGTACAACACCTGAACTAAGTTGTTTGTATGTATATGTAACAGCATTAGTCATTCTATATGTCACAACTCTAAATATTCTAACAGAAGCCTCACTAATTTGTGTTTGGCTAAATTCTGGGAAAGTATACTTATAATTATTAAATCTAAATAATGGGACATAAATGTAATCATTGTCCAAAACTCTAGTATTCTCCATATCTAGTTTTATATTAAAACCATCTACAAAATTTATGTCTTTAATATTTGTTTGAATACTACTTGTTTCTCCATTTAGTGTAATACCCTTGTTCCCAACAACACCATAACCTCCTTTAATATAACCTGTTCTATCATTTCCTGAAAGGTCTGTTACTACAGTTCCTTCCATATCATCAAAGTCATATTCAAGTATGGTTTCTTCTGTGTCATAATCAGGTTCTTTAGCAACTGTTGAAAACGTCTCTATTGCATTATCAACCATAAATAAGAATGTAGGTTTTTCTTTAAATCTGTACGTTGTAAAAGCACCAACATCAAATTGATATACAAGTGTATCTAAATCGTTTTCTGCAGC